CCGCGTCGTACCCACCATATTTATTGAATTCGGCAGTAGGCGCACCACCACCGGTCATAGACCTTTGCATCAAATCTCGTGCGATGTTGGGTGTTAACCCATTAGCGCCAACAACTTGCGAGTATTTTTGATCGCCGGTAAAAGAAAAAGGGGAACTTAGTGTTTTGGCTACATTACTTGTACCCAAGTTTGCCAAATCCGCAAATTGCATTTTTGTTTTTTGTTGAGCATCAAAAATATTTGCCGAAATGGGGTTAAGCGATTGCGTAACATATGGCGTGTATTCGTCATATGGGTTTGTCATGCCTGGTCGAAAAGCAGTGTACGCTTTTGCATAATCTTCAGCCGACATACCTTGATTGTTACTTGCAAACTCTGCCGCCGCATTAGGATTCGCGGCATAAAAAGCGTTTAACCCATATTGCGTTGTTGATTTTCCATATGGGTTAGTAATGTTTGGGTTGTTAATCTTGGCTGTTGCAAAAGCCGCCTTTATGTTAGCGGCAGATTGTGCATCGGCGGTTGCTGTCGGATCAGGCGCAACTGGTACGGCTGGCGCATCTTCACATAAAAAGCTCATTTTGATTCCTTAAAAAAGAATGTAGTTCCCGATTCTTGATAGCCAGCTCTTATCAAAATTGGAGACAAATTCGCACCAGTTTTATGACTTATTACAACCGTCCCAATTTTATTTTCCATTAAATGCTTTCCAGCAAATTTAAGCAGCTTGCAAATTTCCAACGTCCCGCGATATTCCGGTTTAATGTAATAAAACGCATCTAAGGCAATTAATTGTCCTAAGTATGGCGCTTTGATTAACATAAAACCAACATGACCACACAATTCGCCATCTTCGCGCAATGTGTAGTAAACAAAACCATTGATAGCTTCTAAATCAACTAATCCACCGTGGTCAAATCGATACTTAGTTTTTCCATACAATTCTAACCAATGATGAGCATTTAAAACCGCCGCTTCAGCAACGCAATCTGCATATTTTTCATATGCAACAATCATAAAGTACCGCCACCAGTAAACACTAAATCAGCCGCCACCCACTGAATTTGTGTGCCTTGGCTAGACGTTTTTAGAATTGGCGCAAACGAATAACCAATTTCAGTGACCCCTTGCCAATCCGCGCTAGCCACTAAATTGTCACCCCAATAAGCAACATCCCAAAGCGCACTGTCCCAATTACCATAATTAACTGGAGCAAAATTTAAGGAAGCGCTGCTGTCAGCCAAATTGTAGTCCACATTAACATTGCCATAAACCGATGGAAAGCCGTCTGTAAACAAATGGTAGCGAATCATCTGACACTGTTTTTGATTGGCTTGCCCATACGTTTGAAAGGATTGCAGCCCAAAACTTGTTATGTCTGATGTGTCATCCACAGTGCCGTTCCACGCCAAACCCACAAAGCCATCGCCACCAAAATAAGGATCATCTTGGTAAAGCGCCCAACAATTAGCGTCCCAACCTGTAAAGTTACACCACGATTTTGTGATGTTGTTCATTACATACTGTTGCTGCTGACTGCCTTGCTCAATGGGTACATTCAAAATTAGCTGGTTTTCTTTTGGAAAATACAGCAAATCCCAGCCAAAATTGGTTGAATAAGTCGATATTGCTTGACTCATTGCATATTGAATTTTGTTTGTAATAGACACTCTAGGGTCAAGCCGTGAGCTTTGCAATGCACCACTCATAGGTACTACGCCATCTTGCGTAATGATAAGCAAGTCACCGCCGTACTTGACCCAGCAGCGCTTACCAATAGGAGCGCCTAGTTGATAAATGCCAATTAATGAAATGCCTGTTGGGGTTGTTGGGTCAGTTAGCCGCCATACTAGTGTTTCACCATTTGAGGTAATAAACACTAAATAGTCATCCATGCCATAACCAGCGTCTAGCGTCCATGTCATTGCCGCCACAAGGAAACCGCCCATTTGAGCAAGGCTTGACATATCTAACGCTACTGCCGCGCCAGCAATGCTATTAATTGGCAAATACCAAGATTTTAATGTGCCATCTTGGATTAGCCAAACTCTGTTTTTAAACAAAGTAATGTTTGAGCACGTTGCCGTATCTACGCCTGTGATGTCATAACCAGCGCCATCACCATCTTTTGCCCATGCCGAGCCATCATAAAACCGTAGCTTGTCCGCACCATTTACCATCATCAAATATGAAGATGAAGTCCGCATATTGATGTATTGCCAACGGGCGTTGGTAAGGCTTGACACATCGGCAGCACCTACTGCACCGCCAGCCGTGATGTTGTAAATTTTAGTTGTTGCCGCCGCAAAAAGTTTGTTTGCCGTAACGCCCGAATACGCAATTACCGATTCAACTTGACCCGTGATGCCCGTTGCAAATTTGGTGTAGCCATAACGCAAAACCACAGAGTTAGTGCCAGGCCACCAATTTGTCAGTGTTACCGCATCCTCAATAGCCATAGCGCCAAGGGAATCCCTTGCATTCCACCCGCCAATAGGCGCAGGGATTGTGATGGTCGTTGAGCTTTGAGTTCTTAAACCCGCCCCCCGTGCAATTGAATTTAACATTAGGCTTTATTCCGGCGGGATATGGCTTTGGATTTATCCTTAGCCTCTTGCTTAGAATTAGCTCCCCACGCTTTTAACGACAAAGCAAGTCTAGTCGGCTCACCGTTCTTTTCCATAGGGCCAGGCATATTGCCCATTCGGGCAAGGAATGATGCCCTGCGAGGGTTGTCCCCTGACTTTACAGGCGGCTTTAAATCCATGCCCTCTGCCTTTGCCGAGGCTCTGCCCTTGGCGTTTAAACCGCCCTCGGGATTCTTACCCTCTTTGCGAGTCCATGCTGCCGTCATTTCTTTTTCTCAGGCTTGGCGGTCTTTGCAGCTTGTTTAAAATCTTTAGCTGTGGGCGCTCCCTCAGTGCCAGGCTTACGCATCTTTTCGCCCGACCCCGCCGCTATTCTTGCCCTCTTTGCTTGAATATTTGCATAAAGTCCATCTAATTTCATGTCATCTCCTTAAACGCTAGGCCAATTGCCATCTTGCACACTCCACGGCCCGACAAGCTGATTCATGCCCACAGGCGCTAAACTCATAGCCGATACAGGTACGTCACCAGCCTTGCAATAGCTCAATGCACGATTAAATTCTGCTAGTTCTGCGCCGTAATCTAGCTTTTTGGCTTTAAGGAAATAAAACCGCAAGCCAGCCATCATCAAATCATCAGGAAAAATCGATGTGTCTGAATCCGCTGTATATGCTGGTTTAGACCCAACGCTTGAGCCAGTTGCACATACCCAATAGTTTGAAACGTATTCAAACGAAAAGTTGTAGACAGTGGTCAGCGCTTGGAAAATCCTAAACTTGCCGTTGTATATGCGGTAGCGCTCCCTTGGGCCAATTGAAATAATGCCGCCTTGCAAGAATTGCCAATCTTGAGATGACTTTGTGCCAAGGTTACGCCAATGGTCAGTCCTGTCCCAGTTGGTGTCGGAAATCATGCGGTCGTAGCCATCAGGCAATGGGTAATCCTGTTTGGCAAACGTCATTGAAACCGCAGCAGTTGAGGTGGCAACAGGCGTATTTAGCGTAACCTGAGTGGCGCTGTCAATCGTCAAAATCTCAGCATAAGGCGCTTGCCCAGTGCCAGTTATGACGTTGCCAACCTGTAAAGCCGCCGTGCTAGGAATAGCCGTAATGACCCGAGAACCCGCTGTGATTGTGCCGGTTGTGCTTACCGCCGTTTCAGTTTGCCAAATGTAGGCTTGGACTAGCTTTTGCCACTCATAGTCGCGCACCAAGTCCTTGCCTAGACGCTGCGCCAAAGCCAATAATTGTATGGTTTGGTTGTTGGTTGACCCAATTACTGAAGCTGGCTGAGTCAAGCCTAACTCGCCTGAAACTTGATCTACCAATTGCAGTAATGTGTAGTTCGCCATTTACTCCACCAATTCTTTTTTAGGTCGTCCGGATTTTTTAGCCGTCAATTCTGCAATCATCGCACGGAGTTCAGCCATTTCAACATCTTGGGCTTGCAGTTTTGCATCTGTTTCGGCTCGTATTTTGTCAAACATCTGCGAGTCTTGAGATGCTGCAATAAATGCTCGCGCCTTTTCGCGCAAGTCGTTAAAGCCCATGATTTTGTTGCCAGCAATGTCTGCAAGCTGTGCAAATTGATCAATGGTAAAAATGTTAAGCGCTTTGAACTCAGCTTTTTGGGTTTCAGAAATTGCGTTCCAAACCTCAATTGGTGTGCCTGCTACCGTAGCTTCTTTCTTTTGCTCAAACCTTGCCCATTCAACTGGGTAATCTTCTATGTCTTGCTCACGCATGGGGCGATCAATAGTCAAAGTGTTATCGCCAGGCACTAATTTCTTCAAAAAGATACGTTCTTGAAAAATTGGGCGCTTTTCTTGAGCCGTCAAAAAGTTGTTTTGTACTTGAACCGCATGGAAAAACACCGCCATCTTGCCGCGATTGCTCTCCATAAATGACTCATCTGTCCAACCCGCTGTTTCGTTTTTCATGCTAATTCCTTGAGTTTGAAAGCAGTTTCCTGCATAAGTCCATCACCGTAAAACACCACTTCCGCATCCTGCGTTTCAATGAAATTTTCCATTTCAATTGCCGCTTGGAGCATTTGCTGTGTCGTTTGGAAAGTTCTCAAACCAACATTGACCATGATTTTAACTTGATCTTTGCCAGTATGAGCACCCGCATGGCGGTTATTTGTGAATGAACAATCCATGCCATGAATGTCAAACCGGCGAAACCCTAAAGCCGCCGAAACATTCATTGCCCTCATGCCTACACTAGAACCGCCACCAATCAGGCTTTCCATTCCCTCTTTGTGGTGCTGGGCAACCCATGCCACCGTTTCTAAATCATCGCCATTTATCAAATGCCATACCTTAACATTTTTACCTTTAAGAATTTCCCAAAAGTTTGGATGGCAGACCGAGGCCATAAGGTACTTAGTTTCCTTTTGCGGCTTGCTTAACATTTGCGCTTTGTGCGGTCTTGGGTCGCAATCAACGTGGAAGTCGGGGATAACTCCCCTTTCTACCAAGTAATCATGCGCCCCTGAGACCGTCATTATTGGGCGCTTAAGCTGCCGCCAAGTGTCTGCAAGGCTTGGGCCGTAACAAGCAATGGTCATGCGCCGGTTGTTAAATTTGCCTTTTTTCTTGAGCATGGGCAAGTGCATTGACTTTGCCATCTGCTCATGGCGCTCGGCATTAGTTAAGACCCCTTTAAGCATTCCACCCTCATGTCACGAAATGGGAAATGGTAGCGAGGCTCACAAAACGTAATGTTTTGCATACCAACGGTTTCCAACATATCTTGCAATGGGCGCTGAAACCAACCCCAATGGTGGCACATTGCCTCGGCTTTATATTTAGGGTCACCGTACAAGGCATTTAGGGTCATAAACGGCTGTAATGGCTCTTTTTTAACCACGCAATTGTGGACATAGGCAAACACCTTATCCATGCAAGGTAGCTCTAAAATCATTTTGCCGCCTGGCTTTAGCACCCGCTTCCATTCGGTTAACAAGTCATAGACTTCCCACTCATAAAAATGCTCTAAAACGTGAATTGCCGCCACCGCATCAGCAGAATCACTAGCAATTTCAAGTTTTCTTAGGTCGCATTTAATGTCCGAAATATCGGAATGTAGGTCTACGTTTATCCAACCGTCCCATTTCTTTTTTCCGCATCCAAGGTTGTATGCCGTCTCGTAGCTATCTTCCACTTGTCGATCAGTGTTTGAGGCGAGAATTCTGCCGTCACGAACTTCTGCGCCTTGGATACTAGTTCGTTCATATTCTGCTGTTTTGTCCATTCGATGCCCTCTTTGATGTTGCCGATGTAAATCGGGAAACCCTCCAAGGCTGGATGCGGCTCTGCAACCACAAAACACCCTTGCCGAATTGCCTCAATTGCCCTGTTTGCGCTCTTGTAAGGAGCAGTGGCAGGGATCACCACTATATCGGCTCGGGCAAATTCTTCCAACATGGTTTCTTTAGACCAAGGAATTGCCCCATCAAAGTTTGACACTACCCGCAAGGGATAACCCTCTAAATCGGGCAATATGCGTTGCAGGCTCTCACGGTTGACATGATGCCCATACCACAGCAAATTTACCCCATTGCAATGCGGCGGGTTTTCGGGGTATTCATAAGGGTCGGAAATGACAGTAGCATCCCGCCCTAAATCTTTAATTCTTTTTGCCATCTCAGTTGTGGAGCAAGTCACCGCATCAGCAAGGCGCAATGCTTCTTGGTAGTGCATCCAATCAAAATGGTCATCACAAAAATCCACCACCACCCAAGCGCCTCGGGCTTTGGCTCTTGCCATTACCATTAGCTCATTGGCTTGTGGTTTGGCAAATATCAAGGTGTCAGCAGTTAAGTCGTTTTGGCTTGCCCAATCTCCCGCAGGAATTTTGGCTCGGTAGCGCCAGCTTGCCGCATTATGGTCACCCCAATGAATAAAGGATGTGCGCTCGTTAAGCTCACCTTTACCATCAATGATGCCCCCAAGCTCCATCATGTTTTGCTCACGCTTCTTAATAATGGCTTGGATTAACCCTCGCCCATGTCCATTAAACGTGGCATCAGGCAAATAATCGTAGTAAGTTTGGAAGTGCTCGGCCTGCAAAGCCATCGACATATTGCAGTCAAAGGTTTCGCCATCAGGATCAATCTTGACCTCAATCAGCTTGTCTCCATCCTTTAGCCCATCGCCGTTTACTCTTAACAGCTCGCCGTCATTGCATGAGTCAAAGCCAAACAACTCAAACTGGCGGTAGCCAAGCACATAGAACAATGATATAGCCCTTAAGCCCGAGGTTGTACCCCCACCTATCAGCATGGACTTTTTAGGGCGGTCTTGACCCTTTTTAACGTATGGATGCCATAGCGTGACCTGATACCCATCAAGGTTGTCAAACATTGCTGGATGGCATTGGCTTGCAATCATGTAATGCACCGATGCTTGCGGTTTGTAAAACGCTATCCTGTGCTCTTGCGGGTCAATGGCTAAAGCGTAATCAGGTGTTACGCCGTTCTCAATTAACCAATCATGTGCGCCCTTGATCGCCACAATGGGCGACCCCGCCGCTTTCATCTTTTTAATAAGCTCTAACTGACCTTTAACGCTTGGGGCGCTTGCCACCAATAAGATTGCACCGGTCTTAGCTAAGTGTGCTTCTGTGACCTGTGGGTAACCTCGGGCAATCGCCGCATCCATATTGGCAAATAAGATGTCATCTTCTGCGACACATTTACCAGTAATTTTTAAAGGCAAAGAACTCATGAAAAAGACACCCCACCTTTTGAGTGGGGCATCGTTTCTGATTAGCCTGCGCCAACCATGATCAAGCCTGCATTGTTGACCATGCAGAATGGTGCTGATGCAGAAGTAGCCGATGTGTTAGCCACAATACCTTGGATAAAGCCAGCCGACACGGTTGTGTCGTCCAATGAACCCGCAGTAGAAGTGGTGTACAAAGGCACTTTAGGCTGGCAACCGACTAACAAGTTAACTTGCAACATACCATTCAAGCCAACCCAGCCGTAATAGCTAGAGGCAATAGCGGTTTGTGCAAAGCCAACCATGTTGAAACCCAAAGCCGCAGCATTTGTGGTGGTTACAGGCACAGCTCGCATAACAGGAGTGGAACTCGCTGAGTTTGCATATGTGCTCATAATCACCGCATCAAATGCGTTGATAGTGGATTCGGCGCGTACAAACATATAAACGCCGTTGTTGGAGGTGTTCACCCGAGTACCAGGGGTAACGGGAAACAATGTTGTAGAGCCTGCACTTGTTGACGCATAAGTAGCCGTCAAGTCAATGCCAATTTTTCCGTCTGTGACGTAATCTGCCATGATATTTGCTCCTTATTCAGTCATCACGCCTTGGAACTGGAGTCCCGAGGCGGTCATGTTGCCAGCCCAGCCGATCAAGCGCACGATGGCATCTTGGTTGGTGGACATACGCTCATCACCAATCGGAACAAAGTTACGATTTGTGTGAGGACGGAAGAAAATGTATTTTGTGTTCAAGAAATAACCAGTAGATGTCGGAATATTACCGCCGATACCACCGTCAAGAACAACGTCTGCATTCATGTACTTGGAAGCAACAAAGCCTAATTCTGCCATTTTGCTTGAGCCAGGGAAACGCTGAATGTTTTGTAGTGAGGACATAAAGAAACCCCACAAGTTGTTATCCAACAAAATCAAATCGACTACATCAGAGCCGCGACTTGTCTTTGCATACAGGCGGTTAAAACCGGTCTGAATGTTTGAGCTGGAAGCAGAAGCGCCCAAGTCACCAGAGAAGTCAAAAGTCTGATTGCGCCAAAATGACCATGTAGCGCGGTCAATACCACCGACCACACCAGTACTAGGCGATGCAACCACCATAGCTTGCAAACCAGTGATCTGCTTGCCGTTGTTGGCTGTACCATCCGAATAAATACCAGTAGAGATTAAGTTCTCAATGGATGCCTCGGCAACGTCCAAACGTGCGTCAAACAAATCAATGATCTGCTCTTCGCCGCTGTTTTGGAGCATCTCCAAGCCATTGATGGTAACCGCCACCGCTGCTTGTTTGATGGGGAACTGAGCCGCAGAGATAACGTCCGCAGGGCTGATGTCTAAGACTTCAGCGCCCGAATAGTACATAGCGGTTGAGTTTGCTTGGAATGACAATTCTTGCAGAATGGTCGAACCACCGGTGAAAGGCTTGTAACGGCCTTTCTCACGCAGGCGAGTCAACAACGCATTGTTTTTGGTCACGTTATCGGCAACGATGCCGGAGCGTGACTCAATGGTGGTTGCTAAAACGTCTGAGTAATTACTATTGGCGTATGCCATGATTTACTCCTTTTTAATTCACCTGCCGCAGCGCATTGGCAATGACGGCTCGGCGATCAGTTTGATTGACTGCACCCGAAATGGCAGCGCCAGGCGCTCCCCTCACTTGTACAGCCGCTTGTTTTGCTTTCTGCACTTGATTCTGTGTGGCATAGTTTTGTTGCTGTTGAGCATATAAACCTTGCGCCAACTGTGGATCAAGCCTTACGGCGGTGTCATATGCTACTTGCAATTTCTCGCGTTCAGACATATGACTGATGTCCCCTAGAACTTGTGGCGCTTGGAGAAGCGACAACATACGATCTTGGACTGCCTCAAAGTGTGCGTTTGCGGGGTCGCCTGCAAACTGCTGGATTACCGAGAGTGCTCGGTTTTCATTCTGTTTCTGCGCTTCGTACTGGCTTTGCGTGATGTGTGCCGTTAACTGTTGTACTTGTTGCGCCAATTGATTGTAGTGCGAATCTTGTTGCGGTGGTGCTTCGCCGCCAAAGTAAGCAGCTACTTGATCCAAAGGAATTTGAAACTTTTGAATCATTTGCGCTACCGCTTGCGACTTTTGTTGCGGTGTGCCTGTTCTTAGCAATGCCGCCGTTTGCAGCAATGGGCCAATCGCCGTTGCCGGCGTAGCATTCTCATTTCTTAGCATCCACTCGTAGGGTTGAAATAACTCGGTAATTGCCCGAGCCTCGGCATCCCTTTGTTTGTAAGTGCTAATGCCCTTTTCGTAATCGGCATCCCGTTGGGCAAATGCTTGCTGTAGTTCTGCCGGCGCTTTTTCCCAATGTTCTTTTAGCTCAAGGCGTAGGCTTTTGGGCATTTCAGCCCTTGGCTTTTCAGCCATTTGGGGGGCTTGAGTTTGGTCGGTTGGGAACTTAGGAGCAAACTTCCCCCCCTCTCGGGGTTGGGTAGCGGCGTGTTTGCCACGGTTTGTCGGTGCTTTGGTTAATGCCTCACGAATGGTATCGGCTCGGCTTTGCGGCTCTGCTGCCGTTTGGGGCGTTTCTACCGATTGGGTTTCGGGTGCTGGTGTTTCTACTGTGTCGGGTGCGACAACTTCGTTTTCCATCACTTCATCCTTTTCATTTGTTCCAAAGTCATTTTGATCATTTCTTTACGCTCGGGCATTGGGCGGTTATGTAGCCGGTTTGCCATCTCTACGTTAAGGTTAGACATCTTAACAGGTGCAATCGGTGCGCCTGGTCGATCAAACTCCTGCACCGTAGCCAGTTGACCACGCAATCGGTCTCGGTGCGCTTCTTTCTTCTTGTTCCATTCTTGCTGTGCATACTTAACGTCAGAGTGACCCATTTCAATCGAATCGGTGCGCTTTAAGTGCTCACGCCATTGCTTTCGACCCTCAATCATTACACCATCGGGCGACATGAAAGGCGCAATGTCACCTCTCACCGAGGCCATCGCTTCATCTCGGTACTCACCCCTTGTAACCTCATAGGCTTCGCTGCCGTCTGATGGATAAACCCAAGTTCTTTTCACATTAACTCCAAAAGCATTGCAACTTCTTCTTCATCACGTTTTCGCTTAACACGCATTTCAAGGTCTTTGACCCTTTGCATTAACGAATCATAATCAATTTGTTTTCTAGCCGCAACCTCTATTGTTTGCGCGGGTGCTGAAGTGATCTCTTCCCTTACCTCGGGCGGTAAACCAAACAATGCCTCTTGCAGTTTTAGCTTACGTTGCGCTTCTAGTTTTTTGTCTTTAGCCCATAATTCATCACGCTTTTTTTCGTCAAAGCCAAAGTGACCACCTAAAGGGATTTCAACAGGTATAGGCGCTGCGGCGGCAGAAATGCTTGCAAAAGCCGTTTGACAAAAAGCTGATATGCCAAACACTTACGTTCCCCATTTAGCGGCGGCATCAACCCAAGTCGGGGCAGATGTAGCATTGGATTGCAAAACCTGTCCCGCAGTACCCACTTGACCATTAAACGCTACCGATCCATTGGTGTTAATGGTTACAGCGTCTGTTGTGCTGACTGCGCCATTGATGATAAAACTGATCTTTTGGTTGTCCCAACTACCCATAACCAATGGGCCACCATACGATTCAACAAAACTTGCTAAAGGTAAAGAAAATCCATTGTTAGGATACCCAGCAGCCGCGTAACTGTAATTTGCGTTATTTATTCCAAGTTCGCTGTAAGCCGTATGACCGCCGTCATTGACAGCATAGCTTGCGTAACTGGTATTGCTGGCGCTTGTGTTTTGCAGGCTTGTGTAAAGGTATAAAGGCTCACTTGCCGTAAATCCTGCTATTACCCCTGAATCGGTGTGTACAGTTGCGTCACCAACATTTAAAGAGCCAACATTGGTTGTGCCTGATGTGTAAGGTATCAAAACACGGTTATTGGCATCTTGATTAACCGATTTTTCAGCAGGGTAGCTAACAAACACATCCTTTGCACCTGCCGCAAGATTAAGTATTGAGCCTGTTGATGAAGAGATTATGGTTGTTCTAGCTAACGTGCCGCTAAAGTAAGTCCCAATCCCAACCTCCCATTGCGTACCGCCTGAAATGGTGTAATAAGTCGTATTGTTGTTGCCAATCACAGAAAATGACTGAAAGCCATCAACCGAGCCGTCTAGCGTAATCGTGCCTGTACCTGTTGAGGTAGTGGTCTGTCTAACCCGATCGGCTAAGACAAGGCTCATACTGTTTCCACGCCTATTACTAAACCATCAGCACCCCTGATAACTTTCTTGGGTGCGTTAAGCCTTTGCATGGCAGCGCCAATGTTTTGCATTGATTCGCCATGTAGGTTTGCCATGTTGTCATGCAAGGCGGTTATTTTGTCCATTGCTTGAACAATTGTGCCGCCTAGTTCGTTGGTTATTTGTGCAGCCGCTGCTTCAACAACTGGTAAGTCGACACCAGGGTTGCTACCAATCCTTGCCACCATGATCTTAGTTGCTGCATCAAGTTCTGCTTTCCATCGTTCATATTCTTCCTTTCCAGCCATTTCTCGGGCTTTAATTTGAAGTTCGTTGTTTTGTTTAGCGGTTTCAAAATCCGCTTTCATTTGCGCCAATTGCATTTCAGCTTGCGTTTTGGCTTGTTGCATTTGCATTTCAAGCTGTGCTTTGCCTTGCTCAATTTGAGCCTGCGCTTGCATCTTCATCTGTTCAGTTTGCGCTTGTGCCTGCATCCGCATCTGCTCAGCTTGTTGATCTGCTTGCATTTGGATCATCTCAGGCGGTGGGCTTGGCGGTTGTTGTTTAGCCGCATCTGCTTTATCTTGCAAGGCTTTCATGGCCTTTTCTACTGCGCTTTCTAACCCACGGCCTGCCCTGTATCGGCGCACCAAGAACAATAGCATTTCGGAAACCATAGGCAACGTGTCGGGCGCTTGGGTAACCATAGGGATTGCCTCACGCAAGAATGCACCGATAGCTCCTATTGCCTCTTGTGCGCCTTGCTTTTCTGCCTGCTCATCAATCTGAGCCAAACTGTCAGCCTCAACCGCAATGTGAAAGTCGCGTATGGTGCTGTTAGACAACATTTGCAACGCCGCTTGCAACATCTGCGGGTCTTGACCATCCGGCGTGTTCATTACACCCGACATTTCAACAATTAACTCGGGCGGGTAAAACTTACATATAACTTGCGCCTTGAGCTTGAAAATGTCGGTAGCAAATTTAGCCACATCGCCTTGGCTACTCTTTAACCTCAAGCTACCAAAGTTGGCTTTAAGTTGTTGAGCACCAAGCGTTTCTTGGGCTTTGGACGATCCACGCAAGATGTCCGATATGCCCATGATTTCGTAAATCGACTGCTTAACTTGCTCCCTTGCCGCATACAACTCGCGCAAGGTAATAATGATCTGCGAGGTATCCATCATGTCGATAGCGCCTTTTAAGCCGCCTTTTTCCGACATTGCCGCCCATGCGGTCACAGGGAATAGCTTGTTATCTACGCCCTCGCTAAACATCCGAGCTAACTCTTTAAACTCGGCATTAAACACGCCCACAGCTTTACAGGCTTTAGTCAGCAAGTAAATGCGCTGCGTTAAGTTATCTAGTTCTTGTGCCTGATCTTCGTACTCGCAAAAGTCGGGTACAGGAATCATTGAGCCGGTGGTAGTGGTTGCCATCAACGGCTTGGGGCATGGGAAGAACTCATCAAGCTCTAGCGGGTCATCCCTCTCATCTAGCGCCTGTGGATAACCTTTGGCAATCCAACAAACCTTTGCCGTGCGCTTATTCCAAATCTCATAGACCATCGCCTTTTTGTCATAGGTCATCTTGGCGGTCATGGGATTCTTACCGTCCATGTCGGTGTTGGAGCTAGTCAGGCTGACGTTTTTAAATACGTCCCCAAAGCGCTCTACACCCTCTTCCTTGGTCATGTAGACCGCCCGAGCTACCCACCAAACTTCATCCCATGTCCGAGCCGGTGAATGCAAAAAGTCAGCCCAGTAGACGTAATCAATTGGGCTATGCGCCGCATCAATACGCTCGGTTGGGTCTTCTACGGTGTTATATACCTGCGATTCGTCTTGTTCTTCACCCTCAACTGACTCGGGGCGATCATTGACAATGACAGGCTCATAGCGAATCCATGCCGTGCCTCGACCAGGCAATAATCGGTCTTGCACTGCGCCACTCATTGCCGCATCAAAGTCACCGAATTGGGTGGTCTCGTATTCCATGACACGCTCAAGCATGGTGGATGCAAGGCGACCCACAGGGTCTTGATCCATATATCGGCGTGAAACCTCGGGCTTGGCTTGGCGACCATACAAGGCGGGGTAAAGCACTTGGATGTTTGACCATAGGATGTTGAACTTCATCCTTGGCATTTCTATAGCATCACGTTCATCCCGATAACGCTTAACAACCTTTTGACCACGCTTTTCCCACTTATCAAATATCTTGATTGCGGTCTCAATTTGATCGTGCCAATAAGGGCCAGCGTCCTCGCCCTCATACGCGCCGGTTTCGTCGTACATGATCAGTTACCGCTGGCAAAGAAGAATGTCACATCCAATATACCGCCCTCGGTAAAGTAAAGGCTTGTTCCAATGTTTGCAGGAAATCTATGAAACCCGATAGCGGGGGTGATTGTTCCAGAAACAACTGTGCCACTTGCGCCGCCATCGGTTAACACCATTGTGCCTGCGGTAGTGTTATTGACGTAAAAACCAAGCAATTGACATGGGCCTGTTGTGACAGCACCTGATGCCGTCATGTTTTTATATGCACCTACTTCTGCTACTGGCTGGCTCATATACGCTCCTCTTTATGTTGTATCTCGTAGTCCCACAGCTCATCAAGTGTGATGGTTTGCAGGGTCTTGCCCTTGGGCGGTGTCTGATCTTTTGCCTCTTGTCTATAGGCTACTGCAAGCATTCTAAACGCATCTGCGGGGTGTGAGCACCAATCATGGCGAGGAGTTTGACGAAAAGTTTTCTTATCTTCATCATATTCCCGCTGATATTGCCTTAACGCTTCCAAACCCTCATCGCATCTAGAATCAAAGTAACAGTTTGGCAGGATCATCCTAACCGCTTGGATGCCGTCTTGTATGCCAATTTCAGGCACGATGGCTAACTTGCTCATGCCGCCAAGGTGTGCAGCTAATTGCTCGACAATGGACTTACCCCCCGAGGCTAAGGTTTTAGCTCTTGCGTCATGCGGTAAGTAATGGCGGGTATATCGGTAGCCTTTGGCGTTAACCGCATTGGCTATTTCCTCAATGCTTGCCCCTGACACGGCGTAATAGTCCATTACCCTAACTTCGCCCCTGACAACTTGATACCACCAAATAGCGGTGTCGTCCCGATAACCTAAGTCCCATGCGGTGTAAACAGGTGACTCGGGCTCAAAGGGTAGCTCACGAATCCTGCCCTCATCTTGAGCTTGGCGCATCTCTTGACCATAGAACGCCCCAAGGATAGCAGCATCAAAGCTACATTCATATTCTTGGTCGTATTGGTCTTGGCTTAATTGTGATTGCGCCGCTTGCAATTCCGAGTCGGGCAATAGCTTAGAAACTGAGGCAGGTAGCCTTAACAGAAACCAATCCGGCACTACTTGGCTTACTTTGTAAATGTCATGAAATTGGTTTTTGCCCTTTGGCGTACCACCAAACACCGCCCAACCTAGCCGGTCTGATAGCGTTGGACGTATTACGTTACCCCAAACGCTAGGTTTAAAGTCGCCGTATTCATCAAGGTAAACGCCGTTAAATCCCATACCACGCATTGCGTCCGCATTGTCCGAGCCAAACAGCATGATCTTTGCGCCGTTCACCAACTCCACCGATAGGTCGGATTCGTTTGTGGCTTTGGTCACAGGCGCAGCGTAATACTTGAGGTAATCCCATGCCACCCGCTTGGCTTGACTACGGAATGGTGCAATGTAGGCATATTGAGCCGATCTGTTGCCCTGGGTAATAGCTCGCTTAATTAGGTCGTTGATAGCCGCTACGGTCTTTCCCGCCCTACGGTGGGCAACTAAACAAGACCAACGCTCTATCCTGTTATGGAATGGCATAAATGCCGCCCTTGGGCTATAGGGCAATATTACTTCACGCCGCCCCATGTCACCACCATTTCTACCGGCCCCTCATCCTTGCCGGTGATCTCCGTCCTAGCCAACTTGGGTACATGGTATTCAACTACGCTTTGGAACAGCTCAAAGGCTTTGGCAGGGTTGGGTTTGATGTCATGCTCAGGAACGCCCTTAGCGACCTCATTTAGCCACTCTGCCAATCTGTGTGCGTTACCATCAACAAACAAAGCAATCGCCTCCCTTGCCTGTTGTGTGGTCTTGTTAGGCACACCCGCAGCTCTTCCCCCCGCTTTCTTTCTACTAGTGACTACTTTAGTTGTTGACATAGTTATTTAGCATTATTTTTACTAAAATCTACCTTGTACTTGCAACCCTATGCTTTGGTCGTAAGGTGTCTTTTTGCCATATACGCCAACGCCCATGTTTTTGTTAAGTTGTTGCAAGTATTGCATTTGCATCTCTTTTATTTTTTGGCGTTCAGCATCTTGGCCTGTTGTAGCTCTTGCCTGAAATTGACCGTCACCCATTGGGGCGTTGTAACCAAGAGATGTTGTGCGTTCAGGAGTGTTTAAACTTTTTAACAAATCAACTAGAGCCATTCCATTACCAACCGGCATTTGATTACTGAAAGATAGGCTGTTGCCCACACCCATAGGGTCGGCTGTTCTTGCATATTCCAAATTGCCAATTGGCGTGTATGCTCCTACAGCTCCTTGTATGGCATTAGGATTTTGGTAAGCCCTAACATCTGCATATCCCAAATCATTACCTACACCCAGTTGCCCCACACGGTTGCTTTTCATGCGATTTAGCTGATCCATCATGGTTTGGGTGTAAAGCTGTTGGTCTTTATCCTTTTTGGTGTTTAAATTAACCAAGGCTCTAGCCATTTTTTCTTCTTTATCCATGCTCTAACTCCTTCATTTTAATCAGGCCATTCATCATACGGCTTTTGGTGTTAAACCATTGCTTGCTGAAGTCACAGTTTTGGTAATGATCAAACTCAGGGATGCCTAACGTGTAATGCGCTATCTTGGCGTTCTTGTTCTCTTGCTCGCCCACTAGCACATTCCACTCTTTTGGTAGGTCACCGATAAGGGAATCCGGTAACCAATTGAATCGGTGAAGCTCTGCGCCTGAATGGTCGTCCACAAATTCGGGTGTAAGCACCTTGTTTCTTAGGTGATCGCAATTCCAAAGTATTAAACTTGACCAATTCTTTCGGGGGTAATCCCGATTCGCCGCTTCCATCGGTGTACCGATATATTTTCTTAGGTGCTTGGTCTGATACTCATGCTTAACAACTTGCACCGCCTTGGTTGGGTCAAATAGCTTACTCAAATTGTCTATGTTTGCCAACATCAGCATATCGCTGGCATCCAAAAATATTGCCCTACCTGTAAAGTTTGTAAAGTAGGGGACTAGAAACCGCTGATAGGTAAATGCGTTAGTGCCGTCCCGCTGTGTGCCGTATAGCGGTGTAATGGCTACAGGCTCGCTGGTACGCTCAATCAAGCTTTGGCAAAACACATGGTAGCCAACAGCTTCCCTTGGGTCATAGCCAGCAAATATCCTAATCATTTAAATGACAATAAATAAATTGTGCTATCAACCAATGCGGCTATTTCATCCACAATATTTTGCAGCTCAGTGTTGTCAGGCAAAGCCTTGCGGTTTTTATAAACGTAATCTTTGATACTTGTTAGGTATTTAACAGGGTCTTTGGCATTGTGAAAGTTCTCAGGAAAATCCTTGATCTTTTCGTAACAACCCGAATAAGCCTCTGCATAACTGTCAGCTAGTTCAACAATGGCAGGGTAGTATTTGCCCAAAGCCTTATGCGTAGCATATGAATCGGTACTCAGGTGCATAAAGTGCGTCACCGTTGAGCTGTGAAACAACGTGGAAATAAAATCGGCAACGTCTTTTTTCATATTTACCCTAAAAAAAGCAGGGGTCAATGCCCCTGCAAATGAGACAACTGCACATCTATTGTAAACGCTGGAATGGGTACGTCAACAGGCCAATTGCCTTGTATGTACAGTTTTTTTACCGTTGCCATATGCGCCTTTTGCCACTTTTCTTGCCGTTCTTCTCGGCTTAACTCTTTGCCTTGGTCAATCTCATAATGGCATTTAAGGCACAAAGCCGCCACTAGATTGTCGTCAGCCTTAACCCCTCGACCCTTGCCGCCACCCCAGTTTGTGTGTGCTGCCTGCACCATATTGCCTGACCCGCAGGCTTGGCAATCAAGCCCCGCCACTAGCTTTAAAAGTTTTTTGCTTCTTATGTATTGATGTTTTTGGTACAACTATGGTCTCCAAAGTGGTAAATCTGTGTTCGTTAGCGCACTCTAAACGCCGCCGCCGTGTGTTTCCTGTGCTTATTCGGGTTTCTTTTACGATAGTCCAAGTCCCGCATTCGGGGCATTTCATTGGTGGGCCTTGTCCTGCATCCGGTTAGTGGCCTCGCGTGTGCGCCAAATTTCTATGTCAAGCCTAGCCGCCTCAATTTCCCATTTAAGGGTTTCTTCTTTTTCAATTGCCGCAGCCAATCCTCTTAACAATTTTGCATATACAGGGTCGGCATAGGCTTCCCTTTCTTGTGCATTTGCCGCTTCAAAGCCCATTTCTAAGGCATCCCGCATCAACAAAGCTTTTTGGCTTTTGCGAAATTCCTCAAGGTAAACCCTTTGTGCTTTAGCCTCGCCGTAAGCTGGCGCTTTGTCTCGGATGGCTTGCGCCGCTTCTTCGGGTTTCACTTTAATACTCCAATCATGCGTAGAGCCGCGTCAGGGCTATCAATCCTTGCCAATGTACCCCCGCCCCAACTTTCAAAAAAGTCTCGTTGTAACGGCGTAAAACGGCTTTTAGCGGTACGTTTGATTTCAACTAAAAAAGTTTGAGATTTGTACCCTACCAAAAGATCGACTGGCAGGCCAATGATCCAAACATCAGCGCCAGCAGCTCGTAAGGCAATTACGATTTGGTCTTGGTTTGCATCCACTCTTTTAGCGTGTCTCATTCATTCGCTTTCTAAGGTCAACGGCGGCGGCTAATCCACGCCGTTTTTCGATGTCCGAGTAAACCCGTGACCACCATGCCAATGCTTGGATTTTCCCAAGGTCTCTCGCTTTCTTGCGGTATCTCTTCACCCATTCCCGCGCTTCCATCACCCTCATAGTCTCCAGTAAGTCTAAGCGCTGCTGTGGTGTCAATGTAGCTAAGTTGGTGTGTTTCTTTATGTTGGTCAAGAAGTTGGTTAGCCTGGTTACGGTTATTGATCAAAACACTTCCCCATCATCTTGCCAATGCTTAACAGGGCTTGAATTCTTAAAAACTTCTTTTAGATCGGGCGCTTTGTAGTCTTGTTTTTCCCATTGGTGCTTAGAACACTTAGGTTTTTCGCCCTCCATGTGTACCGACCAACGGTTTGGGCAACCATGCACAGAGCACATAAGGCGCTGAATGTCATCAAAAGAATCATCCTTTTGTTGGGTAAATTTAGTGATTGCCATGATATTTTCCCTCTACGATTTTTGCAAAATTGCTTGGTTTGATAAGCCACTCTAAGTCGGCAACAAAAGCCCGACCATCTTTGCCATTGACCCTACCGGTCAAAAATCTTGATTTGCCAACAGATTGAAAAAACTCAGCCCACCAGTTAAGCACATCGCCCGATTCAATGGGGTTTTCTTGTGCAAGCTCGGCAGCTACTTCCCGCCATCTTTGTCGCAAGTAACCGGCTCGGGTTTCGTTCCAAACCTCTACCCTACGCATTGTGGGCAAGTTTTGGTGGTATAGCTCAATCACATTTTTGTGATCGCATTCAGGTAATTTTTTAATTGGTACTGGCTCAAGTTCACCGTTAGGTGGACATATATAGGTTTTCTCTGTCTCTGCCTCTCTCTCTGCCTCTCTCTCTGAGGTAGCAACTTGCTTGCTATGTGATAGCGTCTTGCTAGCATCAATAAAAAATCCTTTATCAATCAATGGTTTAACACCATCTCGGTAATCTTTTTCTGTAATGTGCAACCTAAACACAAGCTCATCTAATGAGCCATCAAAACTTCCATTTTTGGATTCGGATGCTAGCAACCACATCAATGGCGCTATCGCCTTGCTAGCAAGTGGCAAGCTCATGTAAACCCTATCGTTTAAGAGTTCACGGTGCAACTTAATCCACGGCGGCAGACGATTTTTATAGTGCTGAAATACAGCCCAATTTTTGGGTATCAATAACATATAAACCTCACGTTGTCGGTCATCGTTACAAAAAGAAACTGCGGCAGGACGGTAACGAATCGTCTTTTCGGGAGCTACCCTAGCCGTGTTTCAAACAATGTTAAACCACAAACCACTCGGGACGCAAGTCTCTAAGCTGGCGCAAGCGTAGCTCGGGAACTTTTTTCCACAAACACACCGCCGCCCTAGAAATCCTCAATATCCTAGCAAGCTCACTCTGTGAGCCTGCCAAATGCACTAATTCAAATTTTGTCATAAGGGGATTGTAAAGCACAATTAACAAATAAGCGACACTAGGGAAAACACTTAGAAAATAATTGCAAATAATGCTTGACCTAATGTTTAGTTAGCTTAACAATGCACCCATGCCCCAGCAATTTCGCACAGGGTCTTTTAGGAGTAAATATGTTTGAAATAGAAACCTACAAAAAACCTACCGATTGGGCGCAAGTCGCCTTATACGTTGTATCGGTCACCGCCCTTGTGGTGGTTGCTCTCGACCTCTTTGTTTGGAGAGCATCATGCTAGATGACGGTGATGAGGGCGAATTTATTACCTATGTGATATGGGATGAAGTCACCGTTAAATGGTCTTGGTCTGAGCCCGAGGACTATGAAATGGATGGTTATTTTGACATTTTTGTTTTCAAAGATGGTTTAGATATTACCTACGACATACCCAAACTTCAATTTAAATGGATTGAGGCCGAGGTAAAAAAATACGCAGGCTATGAGCCGCCAAGCCACAAACGTGTCGCATCTGTCATCAACGGTTTAGCTAATAACAATTTTTAAGGAATTACATGAAATACGCCCTTTTACTCTTGGCGCTGGTTGGTTGCGCCAGCGAACCTAAATTAACCGAACAACAGCTCATCATGGATAAACAAATCCAATCAATGGGTCGTAGCGAGGTTATTGACGCTATCAAGCAATGCGAAACCTCGGGGCTTCGTGCCATTACCGTGTTTGGCAAACGCAAGATTAACGGCTTTACCGCAGAGACTATCGTAGATGTGACCTGTGGCCCTAAATTTCACTAAGGAGACAACATGGAAACTTTTACACCCATTGGAAAAAACATTGCTGCCGCTTTTGTCAAAGCACAAAGTCAATTTGGCCCAGCTCTAAAAACATCCACAAACCCCCATTTCCGCAGCAAATATGCTGATTTGGCTTCTTGCATAGAAGCTGTTATTGGCGCTTTAAATCTTGCTGGTATTGGCTTAATGCAGCGCACTTATGAATGCAAAGATGGCGTTTTGCTGGAAACCATTTTTGTCCACGAATCAGGCGAAGTTATGGAGTGTGGATTGCTTCATGTGCCTGCCAGCAAGATGGATGCAATGGGTTTTGGCTCGGCATTGACTTACGCAAGGAGGTATTCAATTTTAGCCGCCACTGGCCTTGCCCCTGAAGATGATGACGGTGTAGCCGCCAGCCGCCGCACCGAGATCAAGTCAACAGTTAACGAAAGCCAAATAGCTGACCTACTGGCGGCAATGGATGAGGTGACCACCATTAAAGAGCTGCAGGAAGCCTATAAACAGGCGTACAAGGCGACAAATGGCGAGCAGGCATGGCAGGCTAAGGTCATTGCCAAAAAAGACGTTAAAAAGGCGCAATTGGAAGCCACATTGTCTGAACAACTGAAAGGTAAATAATGGAACAACGTACAGAAGAATGGTTTGCCGCCAGGTGTGGCAAGGTCACCGCTAGTAGGGTAGCCGACATCATTGCCAAGACCAAAACTGGGGCAAGCGCTAGTCGAGAGAATTACCTTGCTCAATTGGTTTGCGAAAGGTTAACGGGTAAGCCAGCCGAGTCTTATAGCAATGCAGCAATGTCTTGGGGAACGGATACCGAGCCATTTGCCCGAGCCGCTTATGAGGCAAAAATGGACATCTTAGTTACCGAGGTGGGGTTTGTTAACCACCCTTGGATCACCATGTCGGGTGCGTCACCGGACGGCTTGGCTTCCGAGGGCATGGTTGAGATTAAATGCCCCAATACCGCAACCCATTTGCAAACCCTGTTAGACCGCAAAGTACCCGAGAAATACATTACGCAAATGATGTGGCAAATGGCCTGCGCCGACCGCCCTTGGTGCGATTTTGTAAGTTTTGACTCTCGGTTGCCCGAAAAACACCAGCTATTCATCAAGCGCATCAACTATGACCCCGAAATGGTTAATTTGCTTGAGAATTCAGTCATCCAGTTTTTGGGTGATGTAGACCTAAAAATCCAACAATTAGAAAGCTTGCCATGAAGAAATACAAAAACATCGTTGTCATTACTGGCACATACAAAACCAAAGATGGTCAAGAAAAGAAACGCTATCAAAATATTGGCTCTGTGTTTTTAGACGACAACGACAACCTAAAGATTAAGATGGATTCCACGCCTTTAGTTGAGGGTGGTTGGAATGGATGGGCTAATTGCTATGACTTGGAGGAAAAGACAAATACAGGGGCTAGAGATGACATCCCTTTTTAGAGCAAGGGGGCTAGACCCCTTTACTAGCCACGCCGCAGCAGACCAATCCATTGACCTTGCCAAACAACATTTTGAAAAGATTGTGGAGTGCTTGCGCCGCTTTGGGCCAATGGGCAAAGATGGCATAGCCGAGCTGGTGGGGCTTGATGGCAACCAGGTGGCTAGGCGTATGAAAGAGCTTGAGAAAGATGGGCGTGTGGAGCTTACGGGGCGCACTACCAAATCCAACTCAGGTAGAGCAGAAAGAGAATGGCAATTTGTGCCAGTACAACGGGAGTTAATTTGAGTTACCTTATTTCATCTTTGCCGCCTATTAAATGCTTTGTAAAGGCTGAATTCTTGTACAACCACACCAAAGGGCATGGCGAGCTTGTGCCTTGCGTGTGGGTCAGCCTTAAAGCCCTCAGAGGCCAAGTGTTTCGGATTGAATCTCTTTTAACCGATTACGGCGCTTTGTACGACAAACTTCCAATTCATGCTTATGTGTGGAAAGAGGGCGCAAGTGACTTGCCCATTGACACGCTCCAACTTTGGGATTGCATGGGTTACCAATTTACCATTGTTGAAAAGATTGGCTTGCGTAACTTGGGGGTCAAGTTTCTTGGTAAAGATAAACAATGGCACTTTGGCACATACTTGTTTACCGTTGACTTTTGTGCCGATGGCATGGATTTAGACACTGGCTTTACAGAGACCGCCGAGGAGCATAAGAGTTTTAACTGGATTAAATTAGAAGATGGTCAATTTGCTTGCCAACCAAACAACCGTTGCCTGTGGTATGACCAAAGCCTTGTGCCTGCACAAACCAAGTTTCCCGATTTCCAAGCCGCGCAACATTTGTGGTCAGTGGATGGCACACGCAAATGGTCAGCGGGGGACGATTGGTTTTACACAATAGAGGAAAAACATGACTAAAGCGCAACAAGTATTTGAAGCCATAGCAATTGGCAAAGGCTATAAAAACATGACAATGGTCAAAGGTAGATATGTCAACCCAAGTATGCAGGCAAGGTGGAGCTATTTTTTGCTTGGTTGGCAAATGAGAGGTGTTCAATGACTTTTAGACAAACAACAATTCAATAT